TGGTCCGAGGGGCTAACGAGTCCTTGTATTGTACAGACTTCAACACCACCTCCAATACCTGGAGCCCCTGGGTTGACTACGGCGGCACGATCATCTAAGGAGACCACATGACCAAAACAACCAAACAAAAATTACCCCACAGTCTAGGCTGCAACCCAGACCCACTCCCTCGTGAGCAGTACCGACTCGTGCGCCCACTCACCCAAGCACAGATCGACGCAATCCCCACCAGCTACACAATCGCAGGAGCGGCCAAGGTCCCCGTCTACGACCAAGGCTCCCTCGGCTCTTGCACATCGTTCGGCAGCGGCAACGCTTTCGAGATACGAGCTCAGACAGTCATGGGGACCTCCCGAACGTCGTGTCACCTGCAGATCTATCAATGCGAACTGGTCCACGACGGCAACCCCCGTAACTCTGACGTCGGCTCCAGCCTATCGACAGCAGCATGGGTCCTCGAAAACATGGGTGTAGCCCCAGAATCAGAGTACCCCTACAACACAGGAGTCTTTGGTCAGGCAATCCCCTCCAACGTCCTCGCAGCAGCCAAGACCGACGAACTACTCAAAGCCACCAAGCTCGACGGCCCCGCACAGCAGGACACAATCAACAACACCAAAGCCTCAATCGCCAGTGACTACCCCGCTATGTTCGGGATGAACTGGTACAACTCTTTTTTCAGCCCCGACGGATCTGGCAATCTCCCAGAACCTAGCGGCGGCATTGCAGGTGGCCACGCACTCGCTCTTTTCTCTTTCGACGACAACCACGTCAACGGCTCAGGACGACCTAACGGCGCCTTCCGAGGTCGTAACTCATGGAACGCAGGCTGGGGTCTTGGTGGCGACTTCTTTATCGGCTACGATCTAATCCTAAACATCGACGATGGGTTCAGCGATGTTTGGAACCACATGGTGGAAACGGGGTTCCAGCTATTCGGCGCGAATGTAACTAAACAAAGAGTGTACGCATGAAGTGGCAAGACGTAGAAGATGAAGCCTACGAGTGGGTTAAAAAGAACATAGGCTCTTACATCACATTGAAATACGATGTGACGTGTGGAGCGATGACTGTGTGGGTAGGTGTCAGTGACAATTTGGTATCATCACTGCGCCAACACCTCGAAGGTTACGTTACTACCCACGGTATGCTAGAACTTGTATAAGGTAACGCACCCCCTCGCGTTACCGCTATTTTTATAACACCTCAGACCCGTATATCTCATACACAATACTCAGTGGTAGACCATGTCATACTTTAACACGGTTAATAACATCCCCCCAGAAGGCATCGAAAGTGGTGGACCACTCAGCACCCTAGGTGACTTTGCAGTCCCCATGACCCTCGGTGAGCACCCAGTATGTGTAAATGTCCGCCCACTCCCTCGAAGTGACGGCTACAACCATGCAGTCCAGGTAGCCAACAACACTATCCGCACGCTAGTCTCAGAAGAGGTCGAACGCACCCTCCAAACCTTCTTAAATTCCCTCACGAGCCCCACAACATACCAAAACACACCACCGCGACAGGACCCACATGGCCTTCCAGGCATACAATCACACCAGTTAGTCAGACCTTTTCACGATGACTCTGTAGGCAAGCTCGTACCGATCATTAAACCCAAGAAAAAGAGCCTTAAAACGCAGCTACGAGACCTCATACGCAGGGTGATCCCATAACGCTCTGGTGTCCAGGCTGTCCACAGTGCCTTTACCCCTCCAATGGCGTTATCCCAACGTGGCTATGGCTCACCGTTCTAATCATCTTAACGGGAACCGTCCTACTTTGGTTCCTTTGTTTTGAACCTCACTGCGAGGCAGTTACACCGTAATTCTCCAGACTCAGCACCGCAGGCCGACCACAAGCGATCTCTCTTTTCTCCCAGTCAATCCCACACTGCCTGGGACACTGCTCACAATACTCACTCACTTCTACCCTGGCAGGTAGCTTCGTCGATCTAATCCTAGGGCAATCATCAAGCACAAGGCCTACAACGTTAAACTTCTTAATCATTTTAATCACTCTTTGAGGGATACTATATACACCTCGCGCAGTAATAAATCTGCCCCTCACCCTCCCACAAGACGAAAGTTATAAGTAATCATCCGTGTATCAAGTATACATGGAATCCGTAATCAAACAGAAAGAAGGTGTCTCTCATACCCAGAGTAATTGAAGAGGCACCCCATATTCCGGAAGTCAAGCCAGGGCTCTACAACGCCAGAATTTCTAATATAGAGGAACGCTGGGGGGTAGATACAAAGTTCGGCCCAAAGGACGTCCTCGTCGTGAGCTTCATGATGAAGGACAAAAAAGGTGAGATCGTTGAACTCAAGAAACGATACAACCGCACCATCAACGAACGCAGTTCATTCTACAAACTCGTCCGCGACGTCACCACCAAATCACCAAAAGGCTCCTACGACATCGACGAGCTCATCAACGAACGCTGCCAGGTCCTCGTCACCAACAACGACGATGAAGTCGGCAACACCTGGGCGAACATCGACAAAGTACTCGCCTACGACATCGAGATAGCATCACCGGAACTGAGTGAGGACTAAACCATGACAAACCCACGAATCCGTGACACCGCAAACCCAGACGAGGCCGCCAGAGTCATTGACGACTTCATGACCCAAGGCTATGTCATAAAAGACCAAGGCATAAACACAACACTCCTCAAGAAAAAGTCCTGGGGATCAGCGGCAGGCTGGATCGTCGCAATAATCGTAGCCCTAGTCCTAACGGTATTCACCTTCGGGATTAGCTGGCTCCTCCCCATAGTCTACGCGATCTACGCACACTACGCCGCACCTGGGGTCCTGGTCAGAACCACAGCATGAACTCAATCAGGGCCACTCTCAAACAAGTCATATTCCTTGAGGTCTTCTATGCGGTCAAGCTATTTCTCCGCATAGAACGCCGCCTCAGGAGCGACCTGTGAATGACGCCCTCCTAATAGGAAACTTCCAGCCAGACTACTGCCCTGAGTTTGAGGGGACATGCCCCTACTTAGGTGCCTTCGTAATTTTACCAGGATTCAAAGGACTCGAAGATGCAGTTTGCATGAAGTGTGTCATGAGTATGTCATGCATGCGAATCCACGAGTCACTAAAGATCAAACATTGGTGGGAAGCAACCCAGGAGCCTAAAGAAGAAGATGACAAACGAACAGACGAGAGCGCTTAACGCACTCAACTATCTCTGCGGCCTCGCCCAGGGAAGCGTGCATATCCCAGAAGTCCACGAAAGCATGGAGATCTCATTCAAAGAGATCTACAACTTCATTTACCCAGAAGGTGCGGAAGAGCCAGACGACCCAGCACCGAAGGAAGCACCCTGCGAGTGTGACCTATGACCTCACAACACTTCCGAGACCCCCACGAATCATACCTTGGTAAGAAACTCGAACACTGCCCGAACTGCAGCGCCGAGGTCTACTGGACCAAGAACGAACAGGGCTACGAGTGTTGGGTCTGTAAAAAGTGTGGCGAGCAGTACCTCTTTAAACTCCCTTTGGAGCAGCAGCGCCGCAGGAAGTGGTGGCTCCGCAACGAGACGACGACTACGAACGTGACCCAGCCAAAACCACTGACCTCCTCGACCCCAGTAACACCTACTACGACGCCAGAGAGTTCCGACGACAAGCTCACCTACGAACAGTGGGAAGCATCGTCACGCAAGCAGCGTGCTCAACTGAACGAAGCGTATCAGAGCGTCAAGAACCAACATACCTCACTCCCCTCGAAGTCGAACAGTCAAGAATTAAAGGATTCTCCGACCAGTTCGCCAACCCAGGTATGTTCGGAGTGCAAAGGGAAGTGCTTGACGGTAGGATCACGAGTTACACTGAAGCTGCAGTGTCCGGACGACCTCGACAACAGACTCGACAAACTCCTAAAGATGCACCTAGCAGCGGACTGGAGACAACACAAAGAGATCGAGGAGCTCCGCGAGACTATCGCAAACCTGGAGCGCGATGTTAAGGACCTCCGTAAAAAACTAGGCTACATGCACGACGACCTGCACAAAAAGAAGTTCCTGGAAACATACCACCCACCAGTCTGGACCAATAGCAACCAATTATGAAACACACACTCATCTGTCCAATCTGCTTTAGCACTGTCACCGTCGAACCAGTTGACGGCAGATTCGCGTGCCCCAAGTGTCACCGCATGGCCTCGTTAAAACGCATCGGCGAGCAACAGAAACTCAACCCCTCCGATTAACATGAAACGAGGCCCTCATACTAAACGCCACCCCCTCATATATTACTCCCGTATTCTCCGCAACGAGATCACATCACCACACACTAATCGCCCTTACCCATCACACACTAACACCTGCGCATTCTGTGGTCGTGACTTCGATGTATACCACATACCCCAAACCGCGTGGTCAATCATCACCTGCTGCTCCGCGACCTGCCTATGGATGCACCGATACAACAAGATGTACGTTGAAGACAAAGATGCACTCTTTGACCTGGCGGACGTCGCTCGCTCGCGCCCACACCAACCATCACTCACCCTCCGCCGTCGTGATGTGCTCACCTGGATCGCCCAGCAATTCAGACAACAACTATATATGTGTTGATGTATATTCTATGCATGCAAACGGCTGCAACGTTAGCGGGACGGGGTTAAACATCCCGACCGCGCACCACTAAATCCGATTTATCCTGCGCGACCATCAAGGTCCACACCTCCGCCTTAGATGGTCGCTGTAGGTATTATCTGCGACCTATGATCACGACCACCCTGATTAATCCTACCCCCCAGATTAATCCTACCCCCTCAATTTTAAACCCCCAGCAGTGTATCCGTCATTGTGTAGAACCGTTTGAGTTTGAGCTTAACTCGAAGGGAACACCCCACAAACTATGTCCAAGATGTAGGACTCTGAAGAGAGAATGGCAACACAATAATTTAGATAAAGTGAATGGATATGGCCGAAAAAGCCGTGGCAATGTTGCAAAGCACCCTTATCCTCAACGGAAAAGTTTTGAGTTTACACAGAACATCTTTTCACCTTTTAAAGAAGTGGGTATTAATACATACTTCATTGAAATGGAAGAGTAGGACCGTATAAAAGTAGGAAAAACATACAACGGGGTTTTACAAAGGATAAACAGTGGCAAGTGTTTTTCTGGCGGTTTTAAATTAACCCCCCTTGGTCAGATTTTAGGTAATTGGGAGGGTTATTTCTATCAAAAATTTCAAGACGCGAACATAATTGATCCTATCACTGGCCGACCTACAGAATGGTATTTAAAAACACCAGAATTGATGGCTGAAATTGAAAAGTGTTTTTTTATGGCCACGACCTATTGAAAATGACTTTTTTTATGGCCGCGACCTGTCAAAACGGACTTTTCCAAAACGGCAGATTTTGAACGGGCGGCGCACCGGCGTTTTTTTTAAAACCCCGCTAGATTATTATTTAAAAAACGAATAAAAGTAAAAGCCAATAAAAAAAGGTAGGGTGAGCTCATCACTCACCCTTGCGCTTCCGTTCAGCGTTCAATCTTTTTAAATCACCTTGACCCCAACCAGTTATTAAACCGATAGGCGTCATAGCAGATCCCGCAGCTTTAAGACTGGCTGCCACAAGCTCCCAGTCCACCCCGTCTCCTGTGGGTTGTGCGTTTGCTTGTCGCTCAGCTCGCAGGCGCTCCTTATCCTCTAGTGTTTTAGATTCAATAGCTAAACGCATCAGTTCTCTTTGCTTCTTTTTGTCTTTATCCTTCTGTCTCTCAAACAACATTTGTATCACCTCACCATAAAAAAAGGTGGGATGAGCAATAAGCTCACCCCTAAAGTTCAAACAGCCATTTATAGCACTTTAAACTCTCTTCCACATCATCAAGCGTAATTCCTAAAAACCCCCTTTCAAATCTTTTCTCAACGGCCCAAACTTGGCAAAGCGTCACAAATTGTTTGATCCTTGAAATAGATAAATCATTAGAGCTAAAGAAAAGGCTTAACTCTTCTATTCGTGCCTTCACTTCATCGCTCGTTTCGTGCCATTGATCCTTAACGTTAAGCAAAAGTTCAAAACCAGCACGCGCGGTCTTTGTTCGATCATCGTTTTCGATTGATCGCTCTGCTAATTCATTGGCGCTTGCAAGTGTCGCTTTCTTTGCTTTTAACCAGTCGGTTTCCTTTTGGATGCATATTGGAATAAAGCGTCGTCTCACTTGGTCATCCTTCACAGGATTAACACTCGCGCAAAGCACACACCGCGCACCTTGTAGCGTTAGTTCTTTGCTTGTGCTGCTTCCAGAAGTCGTTAAGTGTATCTCTTTGCTAAACTCACTCATCTCGCCGTATGCTTTAAGACTATTCCAAGCCTTAGCGTCGTTGAGCTCATTGATTATAACGACTTTTCCAGAAAACTTAAGAGGATTAACAACTTGTCTACCGCCTTGTTCTACTTGTGTTGCCGAGAATAACCCTTGCGGTGTTACACTCGTAAACATAATACACCGGCTAGTAGGAAGTAACGCGGCAATAGCGCCAAGTAAGTCGCTTTTACCCCCACCACTTTTTCCACTTGCAGAATAATGCAGCAGCGCACTTGTTGAGCTGAATCCAACGCGCAACGTCGAACGCATTAAAAGAGCAGCTAGTTCACTATCCCCCGCGTGATAGTCGTTAATCAATTTCACGCAGTAAGTGATAAATTCACCTTGCTTTAACAGCTCGTTTGCTTGGCGGAACGCTGAAACATCCGTTTTAAGCACTGGCCGATCAACGAGAGCACTAAATCCTTTTTGCTCAGTTTGTGATTCGCGTAGCTTGTTAGCTTCATTCTCTGCTATCTCGTTAAGAGCGTATTTTCTGAAGTCCTGAAATATTAAATTGGGCTCTCTGCTTCCTTCTGTGATGCTAGTATATACCATTCGATCACCTCTGAAATACTGTATTTGTGCTGTTTTCTCTGTCCTCGCTTGCGTTCGTTGAGTTGTCTTTGAGTGCTTTTTACACACTCAAAGACGCCATCGTTTAATCGAACACTGTGGCTCATTCTATCGCCTCAAGATATACTGAGAGCGCAACCATTTTAGAGAGCAAACCCCAATTTTTGCTGCTATCGGGCTCTTTGAGTGCAAGCTCACCAAGTAAAACCCGTAGTTTTGTCTTCTCTGTTTGCTTCATCTTAAATGCTCCATCATCGCGTCCTTGCGTAGCACCTCAGCAGCAAGCTCACTTATGATCTTGTTGTGGTGCTTCGCGTTTCGCTGAATTGTATGCCGCAACCAATCGTTTTCCTTATGGTTTTCGTCTAATGCTGCTTCGGTTGCGTTGTTTATCTGTTTCCACTTTTTAAGCTCGTCCTCGCTCTTGTTGTAAAGCGTCATAGCTTCGAGGAAATTAGCGTTAAGCACTTCGTTCGCTTTTTGTAGGACTGTGTTTTCGTGTTCTAGTCTTGCAAGCTCTTGAATAACAAAAGTTGTCTCTGATTCAATCGGTATTGCTGTGCTCATCGCTGATCTCTCCTTGATTCAAGTCTCTCTTTAAGCTCATCAATCAAGTCGAGCGCATATTGCAGGTCCGCCTCTGTTGCGTATGATTCGATGGGAATAGCTCGAAGTCCTGATACATCGATAATGATCGTCATACTATCAACACCTCGGCATCACGCAAAACCACCGAGTCAAGCGCTTGCTGCTCATCGAGAGCCATAAGCACGAGTAAAATGTGCTTGCAAAGCTCACCCTGGTGGCTGCGGTAAAGTCCGTCTGGGCAGTCGCACATAAACTCCCCGTCACCTAGACGAGTAACTTCATATTGTGCGCCCTTCGAACCTTCAACAGCCCAGACGTCCCGCCCTTCGCTGCGAGGTCTCATACCAGACTTGAAAAGCATCGCTGCCTTTTCTGCTCTAGTCGTTCTCACTTTCGATCTAGTTTTCACTAGACATTCTGTTTGCATTGTTTACAAAACCTCCAAAAAAGTCGTTTTCTTAGGCCTCCTGAAGCCGTAACTCCAAGAGTTTACATAAGAAAAGGGTGCTCGAAAGCACCTAATCACTCAAGCTTAAAGCTAAAGTGCAAATAGCGCCCTGTTGATTCATAGCTTATTCGGGTTTCAGCCCAGATAATCGGAAAGTCCTCAATCAACATCTTAGCGTTTGGCTCCGTATCATCATTGAGCGAAAACTTAACATATTCAAGGACTGATTTTTTACGGGCCTAAATAATTTCTTTGTCACTAGACATCATCTAAGCCACCTCAGCTATAATACGACAACGGAAAGCACCGTTAGGTATGCACTCTTCTAGCTGTATGCAGTGCTCGCGTTTACAGGTCCTAAACTTGCGCGAACGTTTACTCACTGGGCACATTACAGACTCAAAATCGTGCTGATTTGTTCAAGTGCTTGCTCTAAAGTGTATTCGTCAGCTTCAAGAACAATAAGAGCGTCTTTTATCTCATTAAACACTTCTGCGCTCTCTTGTTCGATATAGAAATAAATGCACACTTGCTTGTAGTTGTCTGGTGGTTCGTTGTAGCATCCTGCGTCGTCGTAAGCTTGCTCTAGGTCATTACTGTATAGGTAGAACAAACTATCAATTTCAGAGTAATATACTGGCGTCCAAGAGTCCGAGTATTCATTCCAGGCGTCAGCTTCGTGCTGATAGAAGTCATCGCCAAGCTCGTTTCCATCAGGTACACCTATTTCGGGATCATAGTTTTCTTCAAACCATTCTAGAAAATCACTTTTGATCTCGTCTTTTACACCATCAACACGCTCTTGTAGGTCGTCTTCAATCTCAACTGTTACTTTAGACATAGTTTTACAAAACCTCCTTGCGCCAGCTCAAGCATTGAAGCTTTAGAGCCAACATAAAAAAGGAGAACACAGCGCTTTATCGCGCTGCATTAGTCAACATTTGACAAAACACACTTGTTAAATTCGGGTTTGTTATGTGGTGCATAACACAGTAATTAAGCACCATTTGAAACAACAATGTTGCTGAGTCCATCAAATACATTGCCATAGTTTACAAAACCTCCAAGTTTTGCGCTGTCTGCGTGATTTGAACACACTAGACAACATCATAATAGGTTTTGATTAATCAAATAAAAAGATAATAAATGCTAGTCTTTCACCATCTAGCAGGCATAACAGACCAATCCACCGCAGGCGCTCCAATTTACGCACTGTTGGGTTTATTTGCTTATGCTGATCTTCACAAGGCACGATGATCTATCTCGTGTTGCTCCTTGTTGCACAATAGGTATATTGTATACACGCTATATATAGCTTACTCTTTGTAGTAGATGGGTAGATTATCAACTACCACCCTTTAAAACACCCTTATTACTCATATATGTGGCATTTTTTAGTAAAATAACTAACATACTACAAGCAAAATTCGGCACTGTGTTGGCGCATTGATGGCTCGCCAACCGATCATGGGCCAACCAACCACCCCGATCGTAGCCACCACCACCCCAACAACACATAGGCTACGTCACTCTGATCTTAAGCCGCACGCGCACAGGCAAGCTTATGGCCAACAACGCTGAAGGTCAAGGTTTAGAAGGATCAGCAAGGAGTGGCCGCGTTGCTGTTGGCTTGAGCCACCCCGCTAGGCCTTTTTTGCAGGAGGCCCAGCTTTGGCGCCGCTCTATGGGGTGGTTGAGTAGTAATTCCCAGGTTGAAATGAACTAAATGTATACAATATACGGTGAAGTATGAACAAACTAGACGACCTAACGCTGGCGCAGTGTCCAGCACTCAAAAACGCAGTAACACTCGGAATCTGCAGGAAAATCTGCAAGTGGTATAACGTCCACTGGCGAGATGGCCTAGAACATTGTGATTATCCTAAAGAATGGCCTATATCATTGGTAGAATCCGCAGCAAAACACCAAAATGCCTTGAAAGTACCAAGAAAACCCAAGAAGGTGCATGAAATTGTCCAAGTCCACTGAAACCCCCGAAACCGACATCGTACCAGCCCCACCAACACCCTCGATGCTCTCCGAGACCCAACTCATCAACGAGATCTGCGAGTGCGTATCCATCGGAGCATCAGACTCAGCGATCTGCAGAGCGTTGGGTATCTGGCCATCAACCTTCAGCGAATGGAAAAAGAAGGGCAAGAACGGCCAGGAACCATATCGAACCTTCTACATCCGCTATGAGCAGGCCATCGGCCAAAGAGAGATCGAATGGCTCAGTGAGATCAGAGATCCGAAGTGGCACCTCACCCACAACCCACGGACCAAGAACGCCTACGCCGAGGTCCGCTACATGAAAGAAGAAAAAGTGAACGTTGAAAAACTGTCAGCCAAAAAAGATGCAATAGGAGTCGAACTTGATAAATACTTCGGAGACTCAGATGACGCAGAAGCCGAACTCGAAGGAGACGGAGAAGAGGATACTCAAGAACCGTTACCTGAAGCAACTAAAACTGCTTGAGTCCTGCGTTCTTAAGAACCCTTATATCCCCTTCATCCCCTCCCCACGCCAAGCCGAGTTCCTAACCAACCCCACAACCTGCGTACTCTACGGCGGCGGAGCTGGTGGTGGCAAGTCCATCGCCCTGATGATGGCCGCACTGATGTACGTGGACGTCCCTGACTACAATGCAATCATCATGAGGAGGTCATACCAAGATCTTAGCCTCCCTGGCGCACTCATGGACGTATCCCGCAGCTGGCTAACTGGCTCCGACGCACACTGGAACGAACTCCGTAAAATTTGGTCGTTCCCAAGTGGCGCCTCAATCTCCTTCGGCTATCTGGACAATTCAAACGCCAAGTATCGTTATCAAGGCGCCGAGTTCCAGTTCATTGGAATTGACGAAGTAACCCAAATTGACAAGCAATCCTACCAGTACCTTTGGTCCAGACTCCGCAAAGTTGAAGGCATCGAAGCACCCCTCCGCTACTATTTGGCCTCGAATCCCCCCTCACCATTCGTGAGCATGTCTAGAAGACGTGATACTGGCGAGTGGGTCCGCGAACTCTTCGTGGACGGAGCTAAAACGGCACACCTTTCGCACAAATCGCTTGATTCGCCTCTTGTTTTGTATTATTTTACTGAATCAGGGGCATTTGTTCCCGCTTTAGCCCATGATAACCCACATTTGGACAAAAGTTACTATGATAGCTTAGATAACCTCGACAGCGTCACAAAAGACCAACTCCTCAACGGATCATGGACTGTTCGACCCACAGGTGGCGTGTTCGAGCAAGAATGGATGGAGAACTTCTACAATCCGGACGAACCCCCACCGTACCAGGACACAGTAATAAGCTGTGACCTGGCCTACAAGGAGACAATCGACTCGGACTACACCGTATTCCAAGCCTGGGGCAGATACAAAGCCCATTTCTATTTGATAGATGAGGTTCGAGGCCACTGGGGGTTCCCAAAAGCCAAACGCGAGTTCATTGCCTTTTGTGAGAGGCACCCAAACATAACTCGTAAACTGGTTGAAGATGCCGCCGCTGGAATAAGCCTAATTCAGGAACTCTCCAGCCAGATCCCAGGCATCGTCGCCTATAAAACCCAGAACAAAAGCAAGCTCGAACGCGCCCAAGTCATATCCCCCTACTTTGAATCTCGAAGCGTCTTCCTACCTCAACCCTCACTTCGAGCCTGGATTCCCGACTACGTGGCTGAGATGCTCACCTTCCCAACCAGTGTCAACGACGACATGGTAGACGCCACATCAATGGCAATCACACACCTTTCACAGAGCATGCGTGCGCGCCGTATCTTGTTCGACATCATCTAAAAGGCGACACTTATTTAACGGTCGGTGTATATTTGATACACAGTGACTACTGCCCTTTGTAACCGCTGTCAACAGTCCTTTGACGCTGAGATTAACCCACACCTGAGAAAACCAGCACCATTCAAAACATGTCCAAAATGTCGCTCAACGAGATTAAAAACCCTTCATAGATTTTATAAAGCGCACCCAGGACTCCAGAAGCAGTATCACGACAAAAGGATGTCCAGAGCTCGAAAAGAGACGTGGGCGCACTATTTTAACGGTGAAAACAAGTGTGTGGCCTGTGGTAATTTTTACGACATAAGAATATTACAAATGCACCATGTTGATGGGGATGGTGACGACCACAGAAGGGAAATGCTTGGGGACGGTCGTAGTGGTGGTGTATGGTACTATGAAAAGCTGCTTTTATCTAATTTTCCACCCTTAAACGTCCAGTCCCTCTGCCCCACATGCCACGCACTCATCCACCTCGACGAAGCATAACATATAAGAGCGTTGGGTGTATATGTAATACAGGATGACAACTACTCACTCCGTCAAGATCGACCCCGACAAACGAGCAAGTGACAACATCGACAGACTCGTTTGGGCTCAACTCGAAGACTTCATCGGACCAACCCCAGTCCGTGATTTCACCAACCACCGATGTCTTTGGGTCTATTATCAATATTCAATCTGGTACGACGCAATCAAGAACACAACGCCAGTAGCTCAACTCTCCCGCCAGGAAGACTATACGTGACTGAACACCCCTGCTGCGGCTGTAAACACTGTGGCATCCCGTACACATCAACAACCCCAGATGGCTCAGTATATTACACCCTGGATTGCGGCCACTACAAGCAGCTACTCAGAATGCCCGACATGCACACCAAATTTTATTGCCGTTATTTCGAACGATGAACTCCGATCTTCCACTCATAGTCGCTGCCTGCCTCGCCTGGTTCACAGCCGGACTCATTGCAGGTTGGCTACTATGCAGGCGGAAGTGCCTACAGATCCTAGACCTCGCAATGGCGGGTAGGAGACGCAAACAATGGAAACAACCCTAGAATTTGACGACGAGGATGCCATGACCTTCCTCATGGCAAAACGATGTATGGAAGACGAGCTCGACGACACGATGGACTACGACGACGAGTTTGTCGTACGACTCTGCGAACGTTACCTCGACCAGCGCAAGGGCGAAGGACAGGTCTACGAGACGGACGAAGAGTGATCCACCCAACCCCCAAGCGCCTAATCGACCTCGACACGCACGAGAAGTCCAGTCTCGAACAGTTCGCCGTCCTCACCTACGAAATAGGCGACCTCGCCAAGATGCTCACTTACGTTAAACGATATGCCTGGGTAGACATAGGGCGCTCTAAGACTTACAAGGTGGAGGCCCAACTCGCCATGTCAGACACCCTCGCCCAGCTCGTCCTCATGTGCCAGCGCGAAGGCTGGGACTTCTGGGGCCTCGCACGCCTCGGCCAGGAACGTATGCGCGAAAAGGTCGAACGCCATCGCTCTCTTGGTGAATAACATGGGCAAACAAGAAATCCTAGACCTCCTGACCACCAATCACCCACACCGTCTCAACCGCCAGGAGATCGCTAAATCCCTCGACACCACACCAGTCCACATCTCGAAGCTCCTCACCCGACTCCAGATGGACCGCGCTATAGCCGCCACCACCAACAGCCACGGAATAAAGTTCTGGGGGCTCCGCTAGACTGAACATTACCTTTTTTGTTCACTCATGAAAATAACATGGAAACAATCTCCCAACTCCCCGCAACGCTTCACAAATTCACCTACTACGTGAACTGCCCCAACCACGGCAAGGGCAACAGCAAACCACACCTCGGACGCACCGTTAAGAAGTGCCGCGTGGGGTGCTCACTTTTCAGAGGTTTCACCCCCGATCATCAACTCCTCTGCGCGTGGAGCTCACGGTTGATTCAATCATCAACAGACCTCAAAGGAGGTGATAATAGATGACAACGTATTCAGCAGCAACAAGCAACACAGTTAGCGTAACTGTTGAGGTTCCCGTCGTCGTTACGCAACTAACGGCAGTCGCAAACCTGTCAATGGTTGATATAAACGAAGGGTTCGCAGTATCTGGGGTGCTCACCGCAGGAGACGGCTCAATACCCGTCGGTCAGACCATACAACTCCAGATGGAGCAAGATGACGGAACATTCGCCGACGTAGACGGAGCCCTGGCAGTCACCGACGGAACCGGCGCGTACTCTATCCCCCTGTCGGAAGCGACAGTCGGAGTATTCGCGTTCCAGACGACCTATGCGGGAGGCTCGGTATGACCGACGAACTCCACCATCACCGGCACCGCAAGTACGAACCGTCCACAAGCCGGATCGTGCGCGTGCTCGTGGTAAACCGACACCACCACCACCATCATCACTGGTGGGACCGAGAGGAATAATCCTCTCTCTTTTTATTCTTATACCTCATGACAGACGAACACCATCACCACAGACGACACCACCGGCGCCGTCGCGCAGGACAAATCTTTATCATCCTCGCACTCATCGCTATAGTGGCAGTCGCATTTCTCTCGTTGAACCCTACAATTAACCCCGTCGGACCACCTAATCCGACCGTAAACCCCAGTGTTACACCCTCAGTTACCCCTTCGGTGACACCCTCACCGACGGCAACACCCACACCAAAGCCTAGCCCTACGGCGTCGCCAACACCATCAGTTACACCCACCCCACCCCGGCCTACCCCGTCACCCACAACCTCGCCCCTACCACCACCGATCCCCTGGTGTCCTTACTAATTATCGCCAGTTCCTTAACCCAGTGGGTGTATAAGATATTTGTTGGCTTATGACCTCACCTGACTCAGACGTCTCTCCAGATCCCATGCCCTCCACACCCCTTTACATCGACAAAGAGCACGCTACCCTAGAGGCACGCATACGGATCGAGGCCCTGGAAAACTCAGTTAAGGAGATCCAACGACTAGCGAGCGAAAGCCGCGTAACCAACGTATCACTTACAGGTAAGTTAGAAGGCCTCACCGAATGGCAGCGCCGTCAAAACGGGGACATCACAGAGTTAAAGTCCACATATAACTCATCATCAGCCGCTTTAGCCAACAAATTAGACTTAATCAGAGACCAGATCCAGCTAATGCACGACCAGCGCGATAAAGAGATTGATAAGATCACCAATTCGTGTACTGGTTATGAGATCGTCCTCAGAGATTTGACTGAAACCACTGACAAACACGATGAACGTGTGACAAAGCTTGAGAAGGACGCCATCACCACAGGCAATATTGTCAAAACTATGATAGTTGTGGCCTCTGCAACGTTTACCGCGTGGGTCTGGCAGTTCGTCGCAAACTTCCACGCGCTCAAATGAATGAAGTTGGAATAATTTTACTTGTTACAATAGTAATAGCCTTTTGTTTAGGTCTCATCCTTTACGGGATATACCACGAGGCCTAATTATCGACACTCTTTTTACCCTTACACCACCCATTACAACACGAGTAGTGTATACGCTATGCCCCAGTCAAGCCCTCTTCTTAACGACCTGGCGTATGAAACCCGTCAAACGCAGGCCTTCAAATCATGGGTGCTCCTACCCCCAGGCACCCAAGTATTCCCCAAATTCAACTGGCGTGAGCTTGCCAACAAGGGGTACATGGAGAACCCCGACATCTTCGCGTGCATCTCCCTCCTTCAAAAGACCTGCGCCGGTATTGACCTTCATCTCTACGGTCTCGAAGACGACAAAGAGATCGACAAGCACCCACTCATCGACTTAATCCGACGCCCCAACCCCGAACAGAGCTATCAAGCCTGGATGGAAGACATTGTAGGTGACTTCTTTTATAGCGGCAACTGCTTCATCGAAAAGGTAGGCCCCTACAAAAACAAGACCAGTCAGCCAAGAGAACTGTGGACCCTCCCTCCATACCGGATGCACGTTATTCGCGGCGATTATCGTGAGCGCGTATCCGGCTACATGTATATGCAGGACGTCTACTTTCAAGCCTACGAGGTCCTGCACCTTAAGAAATACCACCCTCTCGATGACTTTTACGGTTTATCCCCGATCCAAGCGTGCGCCATCAACGCAGACGCCAACAACGCAGCCGCCAAGTGGAATTACGAGCTCGTCAAGAACTCCGGACGTCCCAGCGGCATAGTCAGCGTAAACGAAGAGTCGATGGACGAAAACACGTTCCAGGAGCTCCAGGACCGCATGCGCCAGGCGTACAGCGGAGAAGCGAACGCTGGACGCATCGTCACCACGACAGGAGACCTACAGTGGAAGCAAATCACCATGAACCCGATGGACATGGACTTCCACAACATGTACCTCCTCAACACCCGTAAGATCTGTTCAGCCTTTGGCGTCCCACCCCAGCTCATCGCCGAAGAGACTGCCAAGACCTATTCAAACTTCAAAGAATCACGAGAGGGCTTTTACAAAGAAACAGTCCTCCCACTCCTCGATTATCTCCTCGGCGAGTTCAATCACTGGCTTGTCCCCCTGTTCGGTGGTGGCGTCTACCTTAACTACGACACCACGGAAATCGAAGCCATCGCTGAGGACACAACCGACACCTACGACCGAGCCCTCAGAGCCCTCGCAGGCGGAGCAGCGACGGTCAACGAAACTCGTGAGATCCTAGGCCTCAAGAACCTCGGACCAGACGCGGATGAACGCCTGATCCCCCTCAACCTCACCCCAGAGTCCGTCGCTGGAGAGGCCGCACGACTCAAATCAGGCCTCGGACCAACCCCTCAGATGGGTGAACCTGGAAACAAACAACCAGGCCTACCACCAGCACCCACCGGACGACCACTCATGGGTGCAAGCGAGAATCCAGCAGGGAACGTTCCTAAACCTAACTCAGAAAAGACCCCCGACCCGAATAACCCCCCAAGACGAAGAAGTAAGTGATAATAAATGACAGGAATATGCTATAATTCACCGACATGCTACGCAAATCTAGGCGTTGACAACTGGACGTCTGATAATCCAGGAGTCCCAGTAAACGGAGTGAACGCTGCGCTCCTAACGTCGTCGTACACCCCCCAAGTCAACGTTGACGCAAAATGGGCAGACATTTCAGGTAGTGAGTGCTCGGCAACGGGTTACTCAGCCGGAGGTGAAGCAGTCACGCTTAGTGGCACCATAGCGACAAATATAGGTGATGTTCTTGCCGGTACAAGCCCCTCGTGGGTTATCACCGCAGGCACCCTCGCTCCTCGCTATGTGGCGTATTACATCAACGCGACAATAAGCACCATCCAGTATCCACTTATTGCTTACCAAGACCTTGGACAGTCGTATTCAGTGACTAACACACATACATTCACTGTGCGCGAGAACGATGGCGTGGTGACGTTAACGTAAACGGAGTATAAAATGACCCCAGACCTCTTAAAAGTAGATAATCCAACAGCCACAGGCGTATCCTTCATCCCCTCAACACAGGACTACATCTGCGGAGACTTGATCGTCGCCGGAACGTTGGTGAACGATAACAAGCTGCGCGTCCACTCGATGACGATGCAAGCAGGTAGCACATACGTTGCTCTCGCAGGCAGCTTAACGGAAGTGAACCCCCTCTTATGACTCAAACAACTATGGTAGTGGTCCCTGGTGTTTACCAGGTGATCGTAGATGATTCAGCTTTAACCGTTGCTCACCAATGGATGATTAGCGGTTCGTGGACAACCAAGCTCTTAGAGAACCAAAATGGCCTCACGCAGGCAGTCGGCGGCATCAAACAGCCGTACACGATGGCAACCCTTGCATCAAATTACGCTGGCACAAGCACCACGTATATTGCAGTTGGCATGTCAGCGGCAATAACAGCTACCGACACACTAATTGAAGTTATTGGTTCCCTTACTGTCAATAACTCTGCCGCAGGTATTGGCATAGGTCTAGCACTTTACCGCACGACTGGAACTGCACCTAACGCCGGAGCTGCGTTTGGAGGTGGCGACACGAAGGTCTGGGAAAACATAGCCACCCACCCAACAGCCTCTACGAATATAGGTGTAGGCTTTGACTTCGTTGATACTGGTCTTACCGCAGGCACGACGTACACGTATTACATTACATGGAAGATGGCTAGTGGCACGCCCGCGCTGATTGGTAATGCAACCTTCGCAAACGCCTCGACCTTCTACGTGCAGAACATCTAGGTAAAATA